AGCCTTGTCTTCGGGTTTAATATCTATTAAAGTATGTGATTGGTTGAACTGACCTGAGGCAACCCGAGTACCTGCGACATCAGCTAGACTTGTACCGATTTCCATCATACCATTCTGGTTTACAAGCCCAATCCAACCGTTATCTGAATTGTTATGAACCCTAATCCTAGGGTAAGCCGGAGCAGACCCTGTATTGTTTAGAGTTATTTTGACAATTTTCCCTTCTTTAGTGAGAGTTCCAATGTCGGAGGTAGTGGTGGACGAGTTGAGTACCTTGGTAACTTCTGAGTGAAGCAGTCCATCGGGTACGTCAAACGCTATTGAGACAGTAACCTTACCGGCCTTGATATCTTCTGAGAATTTAGTAACCCCCGTAGCCACGGCCATGTAGTATTTACCATCTTGGTCATCGAACTGCAATTTCTTAGGCCCATTTGGACAGTCTAACGCTCTGGCTAGCTTAGTTCTAAGGGCTAGGAAATCAACAGGACCTCCGCGTAATGTAGCTTCCACATTGATAGGATATGTCGCTCTATGGGCCGATACCCAGGTCTTACCAAAACGACCGACGCCGGCGGAATACGAATGTTCCAAACCGGCACCAGCGTTACGTTCTACCTTAGTTACAGCATCAAAGAGTTTACCAATATCAACTGCTTCAGCACCCTCACCAAAGATTATGGAGAAATAGTTCTCATCTCTCATATCGTTGGTAATACTCCATCTAACATATTTAGTCGATCGTTATAGGAACGTTGCGCATCAGCCATACCTGGAGCAAGAGCCCGATTAACGAGGTCTTTATCCATAAATACAGGACTGATACGGTCTTGAGCAAGAAGCTCGTTACCAACAGCTCCAACTTCTGCAAGAGTCTCAAGCTTACGATCAAGAGCATTGAGACCTTTAACTACTTCATCAATAGAATATCTATTGTTTGCTTGTGCCTTTGTAGCAGGGTTAAGCGCAGAGTAATTTACTCCGCCTGAAAGGTTAAGCGAGCCAATACCACTCCAGTTATATCCATCGAGATTTGTTGTATCGAGGACAGGGGTAATAGTTGGGTTCATATCCATATTCTCATCCAGGTATCCAGTCATAGTCTCCATAGAAGACTGAACGAATTCATTGACCTTGTCCATGTTTGAGGAAATAGCTTCCATAGATTTAGTAGAACCTAAACCTCCAGCAAATTCCTTAACAATAGCAAGACCTGAACGGAATACACCACGCCATCCATCACCAGAGAAGACACCCTCTTTAGCTGGAGATTGCGGTTGGTGATGTTTAACCTTTGAGTTGACCTTAGCCATAGCCTCATCGACTGCCTTAAGGGCCGCTTGAGAAGACAGACCTCCAGCAAAGGCCTTAGTGATAGCCTCACCAGAGTTAGCTGCAGTACCGGTACCTTTAAGACCGCTTTGTGCAGACTTATTGACTTCTCCTGCCGCCTTAGACGCCTTACCTTTATTCTCATCAGACTTAAGGTTGTTGGCATAAGATGTAACTGATTTATCAGCGGAGTCTTTACCGTCAAACTTCATAGCCTTCTGAGCGGTATCCGCAACCGTCTTAGCTGAACTTTCAGCGGTAGTCTTACCGCTACCGATGGTGTTACTATAGTTAGTCATACCAGTTCCGGCGAGGTTAATACCCGGAGCGAAGTTACCCAAGGTGGTATTTAGGTTTTGTTGTGTTGTAGTAGCTTTCGCATTTACATCACCAGACATCTTGTCCATAGATGCACCAACTTTGGTATTAGCATCATCTACAGCCGCTGCCGCTTTATCGCCCATACCAGCAACAGGTTTCATGTATTCATCCATGTTCTCTTGAGAGATACCGGCAAAGTCACCAGATGCTAGTTTATCAATCATCTCTTGATTAATTTCACCAGTCTTAACCCCGGCCAAAGCTTTAGTTACATCTAGTTGACCACCCATGTGTTCGTTGAGCTTGGTGAATGCTGAGCTAATAAGACCAGTATCGAAGCCTTGACCGTCACCAGAAAGACCTTCTTCAACAGCCTTCTTAACTTCGCCACCGCTTTCCTTAGCCTTTTCCTTAGCCGTAAGAACACCATTCGCATAATCAAATCCAGCCGCTTCGGCAATATATTTGATTTGGTTCTCAGACATACCCAGTTCAGCCATCTTGGATAATAGTTTACCTGCTTCTTGTGCAGAAATTGAACCATTTTGAAGTCCTTTGATAAATTCTTCAGGGCCTTGAATACCGAGTTGAGAACAGTAGATGCGGAAGGTATCTAGACCGTCTTTACCAGACGCAGCGAACCTACGAGCAGCTTCTGCCTCTTCTGGGCCGAGCGCATCCATAGTTTCAATGGCTTTCTTTATACCTTCTTCTGTTGCGATTGACGGATAGTCTTTGAGTTCATCCAAAGCTTTACGACCGGACTCAGCCATAGCCTTAAACGCTTCATCGACCTTAGGCGTCATCTCTTTGACCTTATCGCCAATGAATGGAATGTTCTCCATAGATTTCAGCATCAATACGGTCATGATACGAAGGCCTTCTAGGATAACCTCGGTAAGAGCTTCGACCATCTCAAGACCAGCCATAACAAGAACATTCTTATTATTTCTAATCCATTGAGCAACTTGTAACAGACCTTGTAGGAATGCATCACAGAATTTAGTAAACCAACCAGGCATAGCCTCTGTTAGTTTAATAACGGCTTCACCTGCAATTGTTACGAGCGTTTCGGCAACCTTAGCGGACATGGATAGAATACCCTCAAGGAATCCTCCCAGTAGACGGACGCCTACTTGGATAATACGTCCGATATTACCTTCGACACCTTCGATAAATCCTACTACGATACCCGTTACGACACCAGCCGCGACACGACCCATATCATCAGCACCCTTGGCTGCTTCTTTGAAGAAATTCGCGACATTCTGGCCACCTTCAGAGCCGAGTTTAGATGTAGTGGTTATCATATCATTCATGGCTTGAATGAATCCAGTAGCGGCATTAAGAAATCCTGCTAATGCATCAGCCGCGACTTTAACACCTAAACCAAGAAGCAAGAAACTTCCCGCTAATACAGCTACACCGGCCATACCCATGGTAGAGTTTCCGAGTATGCCGCCAATAACAGCAAGACCTGCAACAATAGCACCTAGAACACCAACTTTAGTCCAAATATCATCGACAGGGATTTGCGTCAGCATTTGCATACCAAGAGCCGCAACCACGACAGCCCCAACAATTACACCTAAAGCAATTAAACCATCTTTCTTAATCTTCTCACTTAATTTAGCAAGACCGACGAAGCCTAGCATTACTGCCCCTAAAGCAACGACAGCAGTTACAACATGTCCTAGGTCTGTATTCATCTGACTTAAGATAAATAGACCTGATGCCGCTACTACGACCTCAGCCGCAATAACACCAAGGCGCTTAATACCATGAGACATACCATCTCCGGCAACAGCGCCATCGCCAAGCTTCATAGCAAGTAATGAGAATAATCCCACAACGATAGTAATACCGCCTAATGCATTCATGAACGTATCGGGATTTGGCATCTTGCCTAATTCTCCTGCAAGTTCTGACATCATTTTGAACAAAAGTATCATACCGCCGAACATTACGAGAGCGTTCTTAGCGAATGATTGTTTACTGTTGTCCAGTTGCCCAAATGCAAAGGTCATAGCCGCCATAACGCCGAGCATGGCCAGTACAGCAGCACCGCCCTTAAGTAAGACGTCAGTTTTCATCTCACCGAGGGTCTGTATAGTGGAGGCCATCTTCTTAATAGCAGAAGCCATAGCACTAAAGGCGAATACCGAAGCAAACTTGGTACCTTGCATCTTAGATGTTGCAAAAAGAACTGTTGTAATACCGGCTACAATAGTGACTATACCGAATAGTCCTTGTTGTAGCTTCCAGAAATTCATCTCACCAAGCGCTGCGATAGACGGAACGATATTCCTAATCGCATAGGCAATACCTACAAAGGTCAGGAATGTTACAGCAATCTTCTGAGTACCACGAACAGTATTGCCTTGGAGTTTATTCATGATAGCCATTGACGTGAAGATCGCTCCAAGTAGGAGGCTTACACCAATAATACCCTGAAGGCCCTTCTTCCAGTCCATATTGCCCAATAGAGCAACAGAGGCTGTAAGTAATAAAATAGACCCTGCGATACCCAACATACCGAGCATGGCTTGTTGCATGTTACGCACTCTAGCAGGGTTAAATTTCTTGGTCGTCCTGGATAGGGTGAGATAGAATACCTCGAATACCACCAAGACACCCGCCAAACCGCCGAGGCCTACTAAGAGCTTATCGGCAGGAATAGTTGAAAGGAGCCATAATGACGCCACTAATACACCGATAGCAATAGCCATAGCCTTGATGTTTTGGAGACGTGCTTTTGCTCTGAAGAATGAACCAATCCAACCAAACATAGCTGTAAGCGAACCAACTACAGTCTTAGGCCCGTGTGTTAAACTTTTGAAGAAATCGCCAAACATGTCTTTCATGGTAAGGACACGTTTACGAGTATTCCAAAGAACCGCGATAGCCGCTGCTAGAGTTAGGATACGTCCGATAGACTCAGAGTTCTCTTTAGTGAATGGTTTAAGTCCTTCGCTAAACATATTAGCCATAAGCTTAGCCATATCGCCGATAGTCTCGAAGATACCTTTAGTTTTGTTATGGATATGGTCTACGTCATCGCTAAGCTCGTTGATACCAGACTTAGCTTTCTTCATATCACTTTGACCGAAGTCCAGAGGTGACTTATCGTCAGCATGAGCGGTTGTTACACCAAATAACTTAGTAAACGCGTCCCATACATCTTTAACAGACTCAATAACCTTACCAAATGTCTTACTGATACCATCTCCGATTTGTTTAACAGAGTCACCGAAGTTCTTGAATGAGAAATCCACACCTTTAAAGTTAGATGAGAAATCGCTAGCAAACTTCTTGACATTGTTCCAAATATCAATAAGGAATTTCTGAACGTCTTCTGGTAGCGAACCGAAGAACTGTTTAAACCATGGGCCGAATGTAGACTTAAACCAATCGATAATTCCAGAGAATGTATTCTTGAAACCATCAAAGATTTTAGTCATAGTTGGGCCGTGGACTGTTTCACCCAGACCTTTCCAGAAGGCATTAAACCAACCGCCAAAGGTTTTGAGCGTGGTTTTATAGTTAGTGAAATCAACTTTAGATTTACCCAGTTCGGTCTTGATGTTATTGGTCATTTCACCGATAAGATTTTTACCATTGGTCAGACCTTCAATAGCGAGTTTAACCACACCAAGTTCGCTAGCCCATTTACGGAAACCGTCGATAGACTTAACGATACCTGGAATAAACCCATCAGCAAAGTTAGCACTCAGAGTTTGTTGGATTTGCTTAAATCCGTCAGCCAAATCTGAGAACTTGAAATTACCGATACTGAAACCGGCCAACTTATTACTCAACCACTCAAACGCTTGACCTACTGCATCTACAATAGGTTTAAGGAATGAGAACGAGAATTGGACTTTATCCAGTTTATCGGCGTATTCTCCGAGTGAAGGCCATGTCTTACGAACGACATTACCCAATGATTGGAAGGAGAATGTAGAGTTTTCCAACCATTTTGACAATCCGGCACTTCCTTTAGAGATAGACTCGAAAGGATTAGACGCAAAGCTAGCAAGACCGGATTTAATCTTACTAGTATCAGGCATATCGAACTTGAGTCCTTTAAACATGCCTGTAATGTTGCTAGGGATTAGAGAACCCCAGTTAAGGTCCTTATTAAAGTCTTTCCAGCTACGGATTTGTCCGTTAATGACGCCATCCATATTCGCATTAAACTGGGCCCAGAAAGTCTTGTAGTTGGTTTTCATAGTTCCGGAGAACGTATTCCAGTCGCTACTCATCTTATTCAGATTTTGACGTAGTTTATTCCCAAACTGTCCAGCAGAGCTACTCATATTATGGGTCGCTTTGTTAAAATCAGAGAAACCAATAACGAAATCGCCCAGCATCTTACCGAATACAGGGAAGCGTTTCATTGCGGTGCCTACACCGAACGCCCAGTCATTAAACCCCTTATAGTTCTTATCAAGCGTATTGTTAAGAATCTTAAATGGGCTCATGAAATGAGCGAAGAAAGTTCTAATATTCTCCCTGGCCTCACGAACACCTGGTATTAATAGTAGGACTGTTTCCCCAAACTTCTTAAGGAAGTCAATTACCTTACCAATACCATTTGGAATGGAGTCGAATACACCCATCCAAACTTGAGCGAACTTGCCAAGATATTCGTTGACCTTAGCCCAGAAACCATGAACGGCGTTTGCGACAGTATCAAATACTTTGCCAGCTTTCTCAAAGTTGATAAACTTACTAATAACCGTCTCGATAGTTCGAATAACCGAACTTACAACGCTAGATAGCATACCCAAGAACAATACGAAGTTCTTGAACATATGGTCTGGAATAAGGAGCTCAATAATCTTAAGTTTTGCGCCTAATTCAGCGAGAATCCATTTGATTACACCAAATACTGTCTGGAAGATTTGTTTGAATGCTTCAGACTCTGCGGTACCGATTTTAAGTTTTTCAGTTAAACCTTGGAGTAACCCAATAAGTTTCTGACCAAAAGAAATCGTATGGTTATCGCCAAATACCGTACGGAAAGCTTCTCCGATAGGTTTAATGATCAAGCTAAGAGAATTAAACGCTGTCTCCATTAGCTGGATAACCTTCTGACGACCACCAAGGTCTACGAAAGATTTAGCGAATTCTACAGCCTGATTACCAGCCTTAGATAAGGCATTAGCCGCCAAGTTACCCCATTTAGTCCAGAAAGCCGTTACTTCTTCACTACCCGCTTGACCAATAAGGGTTTCCCAGAAACGAGCCCAAACACTAGTTACCTGGTCTGCGACAGCCTCGGATACTTCTCCAAGAGTATGGAACTCTTCAGCCATCTTAGACAAAGTTTCATCATTTGCCAAAGTTTCCAATGACTTGATAAGAACTTCGTTTGTCAACCAGCCTTGTTGAAGTGAGTTACGGAAGCCTTCAGACATATCAACATCTTGCCCCAATGCCTGCGCTGTTTCAAGCAAGATATCTTTAAATCTTTGAGTCGCCATACCGGCATTTTCAACTGATACCCAGTTCTGAGTATTCATCTTACCCATTTGTAGGGCTTGTTGTACACCGAACTGCAATGACCGATTAAATCCGTCGGTTGAAGCCCCAGCAGAAGCCGCCAAGTTACCCCAACCTTTCAGGGCAGTGGTTGACTCTTTAAGACCTACACCAGCGTTTACGAATTGGGCAAGAGAACCGTGCATCTGCTTAACTGAATATTTGGTTGTTTCGGCGTAATGTTGTAGGTCATCTAAGGACTCGGTAATATTACCCATCTCGGAACGACCCAATGCCGCAACCAGCATATTTACAGAGTTAATCTTATCTTCAAACTGTCCGAAGCCCTGTTTTACTGGCGCAATAGCGTTCATAACACTACGGCCAAGGTTTGTAGCGATAGATAAGCCAGCCTGAACTGCAGATGCTGCGATATTACCCAGTGCTACTGTAGCGATGGATTGTAGGAAACTAAATCCTTGTCCGGATTGCTCCACACGGTCACCCATCTCCTCAATCGCTTGAGCTGCTTGTTGGGTGCCACTAGATACGGGAGAGATAAATCCTAATACGCTGGACGCAAAAGTACCAAATCCGCCTGCAGTCCTAGTTAGAGAACCGGCTACTTTGTCAAACGCTCCAATAAATACGTCACCAATTTTAGGCGCTTTATCCATCAACTCAATTAGAGATTTAGAGAGATTTTTGGCGGATTTCTCGATATTGGTAAAAGTAGATTTACCATCGGACTTATTTAGGCCTTTATCCAGAGCTTCAAGCGAGCTCAAAGACTCTTTCAGACCTTTCTTGAACTGTTCATTATCAATACCGAGTTTGATAAGACGTTCTTCAATTACTTGTCTACTCAACTATTTTTTCCACCTCCCTCATAACCTCTTTTGCTATATCATCCACAATTGGCCCTACAAAATTGTTAGCAGGGACGTAACCACCAGTACCGGTACCATGCCCATTAACAATTAAAACAACCAATGGTGTTCCATCCGATACTTTCTTTGAATTAGAATAGTATAAATTTAAACCATTTTGACTTTTTTCGACTTCCATGTCCCATGACGAAGCTGTACTACCCGAACGCTTAGGTGTAGCAGAGATTAGCCGACTAAGACCTCTCGAACCTATACCGTTAAGGCTAGCTGCAGTTTTATGCATAGACTCCGCATTAGATAAGGAGGACTTAAGGTTAGATTTTCGGCGGACGGAAGTTACCTTGATTCGCATTTAATCTAGCCTCCTTCATTTGTTGTAGTTTGGCTAGACGTTCTTGGTTAATACGGTCGTATTCAGCCAAGGTCTGCGCCTCTGTTTGTTTCTTCTTAGGAGCATTGAGCTCACCTATTACATTAAGAAGAGTTAGTAGTCTATGTAAGTTCCAGGTCTCACATTCGAACGGGATACGAGCGTTAGCCATATAAGCATAGATTACTTCCGAGGTCATAATCATACCTTGTTTATTACCCTGGTCGTTCTGCTTAATAGTTGTCGCTGTAGGATTGTCATTCAGATACATAGATAGTTGGATTACAACATCTTCAGTTAAGTCTGAATAATCAATATCGTCCTCACACATTAGAATAAAGTAGTCATAAAGCTCTCCAGTGGTCTTTTCTTCTCGAGTTAGAAAAGGCTTGCGATAGATTGATTCCCATTCAGTTAGTGTTTTAAGACTATGTTCGAAATGCAATGTCTTTCCTGGCTTAGTTAGGAACTGATTTGTCTCTTCGTTAAAGAACTCCCGATCAGGAGTATCTATAATCAACATAAATATACCTCCATCGAGATAAAAACAAAAGAGAGGCGTAATTTTTTACGCCAAACCTTTATTTCTTCTTGAGTTTAGAAACTTTCTCAGGAACAGTTCCTTTATTTGGGTCGCCAACCAAAGCGCCAAAGAATTTCTGAGTTTCTTTTCCACCTTCAGCTACGTCTACCATCATGCTAACCATAAGCTCTGAATATGCTTCAGAGTTTACGAAGTCTTCCTGAAGCTTCTTATCTTTACGGAAAGTACGTCCGTCTTCTGATGAACGTTCACCGTATGCCAACTTAAGGACAGATTCAATAAAGTCAAAGATTTCATCCACGTCTTCACGAGCAGTCATCTCTTTAACATACTCATCCCAATCCTTTTTAGCACGTCCCATAATACGCAAAATTTCATCTTTACGCAAGTGGAACCAAAGTTCTTCTGTTACCTCTTTGCCATCAAGCAAGTTTGCGTACTTCACTGTTCTTGAAATCATTATCTATACTCCTTTTGAATTCATTTTGAAATTTTCAGTACCGACATGACCTTAGTCGTCCAACCCCTATCCCGTACCGATTAATTAGCTAGTTACCCTGCAGTAAGACCCAGGATTGTGAATACTTCTTCTGGTTTTGGAAGAGTAGCTTCGCCACTTTCGTCACCATAAAGTTTCTTCTCAAGATCTGCAAGTTTAGTCTTGTCAACAAGTGTGCTGTTGATTTCGATATGGGCAGTTGGTTTCATACCAGCTACAGTAGTTGGTACTGTATCAAAGTCCCATGAGAATTCCAACGCATCTGGTGACTCGTTGATTGTTTGATATTCCTTACTTGATACACCAGCAGATGCAGAGTAAACCAAGTGAAGGATATAGCCATGGTCAAGACCTTCAGTATCGTTACCAATACGAGTACGGTAAGAAAGACCGAAGTCTGAACGAGCTTGTCCTGATACGGTTACACCAGCAAGAGCTTTAGGTGTTCCGCCAGTAGACATAGGCGCACGCTTACCTTGACATGCATTCCACTCTTGTGGATATGTGTAAGCAGAGATTTGACCTTTGAAACGTTCTTCTGAACGCAGGTTGAGGTACTTCTTATTGTTAGCGTATTTCGCAGTAGACTCAGCGCCTTCTGGTGATTCTGACACTTTAGTCAGACCATTCCATGCAACACCTTTGTCATAAGTACCGTCGGATTTTTTCAGATAAAGGACGCCTTGATCCACACCATTTTCAAATAAGCGTTTAGTATCCTCATCCCATTTAAGCATTACCATCTAGTAATTTCCTCCAATAAAATTAAGCTTCTGAGAATTCGCCAAACGCATTAATACGTTCACCGTTCTCAACATTACCACATGCAACATAGCGACGTTCGCCGCTTTCTGCACCAACATATGAAAGCCAACGGTATCCGTCAGCGTCCATCCAAGAGTCATATACAAATGACATCTCAGGCGTATACAAAGCTACAATATCGCCTGTAAGGCTTGGAGTTTTGCGTACATTCAGACCTGCGACCTTAACCGTAAACTTACCAACTTCGTCGTGATTAACAACTTCATCAGCAGGTGTGATTGGTTGAGGTGCGATAACAGGTTCTGGCTGAGGTGTATCTGAATATGGTGGATAGAACCATCCAACGATACCAGTGAAGTCACGAGTGTTGTAACGAGCAGGAGCACCTACATAGAGGGCGTCCCAGTTACCATCAATGTTTTGTTCAATAGTAGACATAGTATAGCCGTCAGAGTCTTCGATAACGAGACCTGTATGTCCATAACCATGTTCCGCTACCGCCATAACAAAGATAGCGCCACGACGAGGATTAACCCCGACTGCATCATAAACAACTTCGTAACCTAGGCTAGCCGCAGAGTCGAGCAAGTCGATAGCGTTACCCCAAAGAATTTTACCGAAGTAAATTTGGGAGATACTGTTAGGTAGGTCTACACATTGTGTACCCCAAGAACCATCAGCATCCGTACCGATACCTTGATCGGCAAGATTGCGGGCGAATTGAATTACTTCATCAACTGTTGCCAAATTACATCTTCCTTTCTATTCGTAGATCACAAACACTTTGTGATAGAGACCGTTTACTTTATATTCAGTTCTGAAATCCGAATACATGAAAGTGTTAGGGATTTTAGTGAATACCTCATCGGCTTCGCTTTTAGAAATATAGACGAGTTTATAATTAACCCGTGTGATATAATTCTTATTGTTAGCTTTCTGAGTATCGACATCTTCCCGTGTCACAATACATGCGGGATATTTCAACTGAATATTTTCTGGCGGTGTAAAGTAAACATTCGGACAAATCTCATCTTTTATCTTAAGAAGTACTTGTTCTCTTGTTTTCATTCTTTTACCTTAACCAAATCTTCATAGAAAGACTTAAAGTCCTTAAACTCCGTACCAGTCCAAACTTGAATATCGCCATCTTTAAAGACTAGTGCGTATTTACTCAAAGAGTTTTCCAACCCTTCTTGGTAATCCTGCAATCCGATCTTAGTCAGCGCTTCAAGTTTTAATTCATTTTGACTTTTTTGAGTAGCAGAAGTAACAACCTCAGCTAAACGTTCTTTGAGTTCAGAAATCTCCATGTCCTCAATAGTCAAAACCACACGAGGCTGGTATGGACGAATGCTTCCGACTTTGTAATAGGAGCCCATATACAAGATATGAGAAATCCTATTCACACGGTCGGTTGAGTCATTCATCAACGAAACGTCAAACTTCAATTCAGCCTTAGTGTTTTGGTTTATTGAGCTTCGGTCTTCTACGTTAAAAGATTTAGAAGAAATCTTAGCGGTTATAAGGGGCGATACAGTATATTTATACTCATGCACCCCTACGCTAATTTCTTCAGGCTCTTTAGAACGGAAGATAAGTCGAATTCCAGCTTTTGTCATTGTATTACCTTCCTATCTACCAGCCGCGCTTATTCAGCTTTCTTTGGTTTCTTTGGTTTTGGAGCTGTTTCAACCGTTCCGAGTTTCTTCTCGTCTTCAGTCATATCAGCATTGTTTACAGCTACATCATAATCTACAGCTTTAGCACCGATACCCTTCACTTCAGTTGGGTCAGTTTGAACTGTCCAAGTTGGTTTAGTCTTAAGACCAGTAGAATCAAAGTTCACAGCAGTTTCCTCAGTTGCTTCTGGATCAGTTACCTTAACAACGATAAATGATTTAGGAGTAACGATAGCGCCAGACAGACGAGCATGCATCAAGTATTTATGTTGCATGAAGTCGATATCGAAGCTATCGAATGTAGCGATTTGTCCATTTGGAGACATACCGAATTGATAGTCAGCCAAGTTACCGATTACGAATGTTCCTTGAGGAAGCGCACGGTATTCAACAACTTCTTCACACATGAAGTAAGCTGCAATGTTAGCATTACCTGGTACTTGGTTGTTGTCCATTGATGGCGCATACAAGTAACGACCGTTACCATCTTTCAAGGTCTTCAATTTAGCCAAGTCAAATGGATTGATGTAAAGTGATGGTTTACCAGAACCTTGGTATGCTGGGAATGCTTTCTTAATAACGTCATCAACTGCAGTCTTGAATGTAGCAGATGTGACGTTGATTGTGAACAATGGGTGATCTTTAAGGATTGGACGAATATGAAGTTCGCTAATCTTTTCAGGGTTGCGTTTACCAGTAGAAAGAGTCAAGTCACGGCCGTCTGAAAGGAAAGCTGCCTTAACGATTTCTTCTTTGAATTTAGCAGTTTGAACTTGTTGGATAAAGTTTACAGCCGCAAATCCGCCATCTTGCAAGTCAATCAAGTCATCATGGTCGATTGTTTCGCGACGGTGAATAGAACCTGGAGTAGTTTCACGGAAGTAAACTTCTTCGATAGAGTCCAGAGTTTGGTTACCTTTGATATAACCACGAGCACGAGCTTCGTCTTCAGTCAAGTTAGCGAACAAGTTCTTAACACGCGGAAGTGGAGATTTACCGAATTGACCCATGATCTTATCGATATTCAAACCGCTTGGGTTATAAACGTTCAGTCCACCATTAGTAGCTGGTTGTGGGAAAAGAGTTTCCATACCAACCAAACCGTGTTGGATAGAATCTTCACCCAATACACCGTTAGCACGCAACACGCCTGCAAGTGTAGAAGCGTTGCCAGAAATAGCACTATGTAATAGAGTGTCAAGTTCCTTGTGGTCTACAGCTGCAGTACCTTGGAATTGGTTATGTTTCAAAATATCTTCTCCTTCAAAAATTGAATGTGACACGGACTCTCCTGCATCTGCAGAATCATCACCTTCGGAATAACCGTCTTCAGACTCAAAACCATCTTCTTCGGAATCATAATCTGAATCGTCTTCTTCTTCTTCATCGTAATCAGCGTCTTCATCAAGACCGCGGATTTCTAATTCATTTTGAGCTTCTTCGTCCTCAGCATCGATAGCTTCGGCAATGTCTTCTACAACACCATTAACTAATGTTGCGATTTCTTCGTCAGTAAGCCCTTCTAAAAGTTCTTCGTATGAACGAGACATCCGTCCCTCCTTTTCTTCGTCGACCTCTTCATCAGAATCATCTGAGTGAAGAAGAACCTGTGTAATCCCGGTGTAGATAACACCGCGATCGCTTTCATACTCTTCAGTCCCGTAAGCGCTATGGAGCATAACATGTTCAATAACAGCACCCGGGTTTGCACCCTTAAGAACTAGACTTACCTCATAGATTTCTCCATGGATAACATCGTTACCGTTCTTACGGATTCCGCGAGCTCCGATAGACATAGCATTTAAATCACCATGCTTAAGGAGTGTGCGGGTATCCTGAGCATGTTCTGTATCATTAAGATAACCATACCCATAAACACCCTCATCGCGGTGCTGAAGAATCATATACCCCAATACATTTGAGGGACTGGAGTAATCGTGTTGCCATACGATAGGTACTTGAGAGCCATTGTTTTGTCGAAAAGCGTCGTGACGAATTGTCACACCATCCGAACAACGAATGTCATTCTTAGTTACCCATCCGGCGAAATCAGCCTTTTTTCGCAACTACTTTTTTCCTCCATAAATTTTTATACATCCAATGGGTTACCGTATTCGTCTACAGGATTACCGTTGGCGTCAACATATCCGCCTTGGCCATCGTCATAGATTTCAGGATAACCTTCTTGGGTTGTACCATCATAACCACCTAGACCCATTAAATCGGTACCTGTTGAGATATTCTTATTAAAGAGCATATCGCCGATACGACTTGGGTGAGGTGCACGACCTAACATTGCACGAATTTCATTCGATGTGAAGATTGCATTACGAGCAAATAGGTCTGCCGCAGTACCTAGTTGTTCAACTGGTAGCATACGGAACGGGTCACGGTAATACTGGATTACCTGCCCTTGAGTTCGAGCGGTCTTAGTTAGGAAGATACGGTTAATACCATCAACGATAGTCTGCAATACAGGGTCGACTGCTCTATGATAATAGAGATTTAGTTCAGCCTGACTTGCAGTACCGTCTAAGACTTTGGAAGAGATACCGACTTGGTTATAGTAATCCTGTTGAAGCTTACGAATGTCATCCACAAGGTTGTTATTAATATTACCGCCTGTATGGATGAATTTCTCGTTAGCATCAAGGGTTGCTATACCAAACTGACTGTCTGCCAATTCTTTCTCAAGCTGAGTCTTACGACTCTTAGCCTGTTCCTGACGTAAGGAGCTCTTTGTGGCATATGGGATTTGGATAAACCCGTTAAGTTTACCAGCCGCCACTGCCTTATCTTGAGAGTACATTAAATCCATCTTCTGCTCAAGCAACTTAAGTGTTGAGTTACGGTCTTTTAGTAGACCAATAAGAGGAGACTCCAAGATAACAATCGACTGTTTGGACAGCGTCAAGTCTTGTTCTAAACCATTTTGATCATTATAGACTTTGACCCGAACAGCACGAGGATACCATTGTGTAATCTTACCGACACGCATTGATAAGATATCATAGGAACCATCGTCGTTGGGTTTTGACGTTGTGTCGACGGGGACAATTGCAACAACACCTTCTTCTAAAAGAGACCAGGCCACATCATAGATAAATGCGCGACCGGTTTGGTCAATATTAGCAGACGTTGTCAAGCAATTGATCAGACCTGAGTCGACAGAAGTCTGATTACCGTCTTCTTCGTTAATCTTTAAATGTTTAAAGTCAACCATAGCGACATCAAGAGAAATCATAGAAATAATACTATTGATTAAATCTTGATGCTTGAACGTATAACCACGGAGCGCACCTGATGGCCGGCCAATACCTGAGCCGGAAACCAAGTCAGGGTCATAATCAATACCATTGTTGGTTGACATGAATGCGTTCCATGACCCTAGAGGGTTATTTACCATCCTACAAGAATGCCTCCTTATTTCGTTTATAGGCAACCCAAGCATCCATTAATGCAGCAACATTATCGATTTTCTCATCGCTACGCATCTTAGACAACTTATAGTTACCGTTATTGTCTTGGATAACAACGGCGTTACCCATAGCATACTTCATGAGTTCCTCAAAGAATATAAGGTCTCGAGAAGTTGCCATATTCTTAATCTCACCTAAAGGTACCGACTCAGTTCTTACACCTTGTCGTACCACTTCCACGCCTACATCGCCATTCTCCATAGTCCAGCGGTCAATAAATTCGGCCGCGTTATATGGGTCATAACCGAATGATACGATAGTCCATTCCATCTCTTCGATGTAATGCTCTACATCGTCGTAGACCATTTCCCAATCGAGATAGTTACCAGGCATGATTATTAGCGTACCCTCAGCTACGAGCTGGTCATACTTAGCTTGTGTAGCCGAATTTAGACGTAGATATTTAACCTCAGATACATAAGACCTTGTTTGAACACCATATCGACCTCGTCCCAACGGAACTAACCAAGTAAACGCCCAGAAGTCATCACCTTGAGAGGCATCCATACCCATAGATACTTCCATACGCCTGAAGTTTTGTCTTCGATGAAGTTCAGTTTCTTCAAATGTAAAGAAGTATGTCGTACCCTCAACCGGGATACCAAAACGTTTAGCTAGGATATCATTCCGGTTTGCTGGGGAATATTCCGCACGCCTCACATCACGTTGATATGCTTCATAAGAAACGGTAATACCGATATTAGGACAAGCCTTCATCCACATATCCGGGTTTCCTACTTCGGCTACATCATCTAGACGGTAATACCATATAGAGGTATGCGGGTTTTCGTATTCACCACGGAGGATTGCCAAAAGCTCACGTTTAATAGAGTCACCAACCGAGTCACGAACCGTACCTTCTGACGATACCGCTAGGATAATATAATCATCAATACCGTCTTTAGAAGCAGATTGCTCAAGTGCGCCAATTACATCTTCTTTGATATCACCTGACAGCCATTCATCGACTGTAGCGTACTTGGCACGAGAACCTTGAAGTTTTGGAATAGTCATCGGCTTTACTTCTAAGATAGAGTTTGTTAGACGATTGACAATACCATCCTTGGTTACAGCCAATTGCGACTGGGACTTCTGCGTCCTAGCCTTATTTCGGCCTCGAGTGAGTACACGGAATAAAGGAAACCCTTCTTCGGCGCTTCCCGCCCTAGTTATGGCTGTAGCAAAAGGGTATAATACTTCTGCCGCTTGAGCCATGGTAGGAGCTGTTGTAACCTGCTGGGTCGAGTTGGTATCCATCACAAGCCCAAAGGCCTGATGAAGTGTAGCATATAGAGACTTTGCGTTACCCCGGGCCACAATAAGGTATTGTTTATTCCGAAGTCTGCGCTTATGTCTAATTATTTTGAATTTTCCGGTTTGAGGGTCATAAACCTTCTCTTCCTTAAATTCGAACCACGCCAATAAATCCTCAGCCCATAGCCTAAATGTTGGGAGTAGAGTTAAAGGTCGACCATCTACCAAGGTCATCTCATTCTCACAGAAGTCGATAAATCCTTGTATGGCATCTGGGTCGTAGTAATAGTTTGGATTAGCGATATCCGCGTCGATACGGTTCATTTGCATCGAGATTTCACGACATACAGGAATCTCTCCACGCAGTACAGCGTCTCGAAATCTACCGTACTCGACAGGAACCGCGGTATTGCTTAATACCACTTATTAGACTCCTTTGCTTAGAAACGTATTAGTATTTATAAGTCTTGAGTTTTCCAGATTTAGCGTCTGCAACTGTTACCTCACGACTATATGAAGAACGGCGGTTATCTTTATTCTTAAGCGCCTTTTTATGACGATTATTCATATCAACTTTACGCTGATCTTCAACACGCATATCTTGAAGGCGCCTAATTTCTTTACCAGAAGCCCCACGTTTTAGAGCGTTCTTAATAGCTTCATCACGCATCTTAAGATTATAATTATAAGTCTTATCGTCTTTTTTAATGCGTGCCTCATTTGCTGCAGCTTCAGCAGGAGTCATTAGGTCGGAACCGCCACCTTTCTTCTTCCACTTCATACCCTTTTTACCATAGTGTAAGAGCGTGTCTTCTGAAGAGATGCTTTGTTTCAAACGAGGAAGTTTTACGCGTTTGCGAATCTTTTCGATGTATTTATTTTCCTGTTTCATACCCTCACGGGTTCGACTAGGTACTACGTTATCGCGGCCTTCTCGTAAAGCGCGCTTAACGTCGACATTCTTCTTCCCATCAATAGGGTCGCTTGCGGTGTTGTAGGTTCTACCATATTTAGGATCGTTTATTCGACGTTTGTTCGACTCTGAGCGATCTTTCAACCCACGCTCACGATTCTTATCAAAGGTTTGATCGTCAACCCAATTGACGGCATTTTCGATACCTTCTAATGCGGAATTAACACCGTTTGTCAGATGTTTTTTCCATTTCATACCCTTCTTACCGTAATGCATTAGTGTATCATCAGAAACACCGGAATGTTTTACTTTTTTAGTAGTCTTCTTCTGTTTCTGCTTCTCTTTACGATCTAAAGCGCCGATATAATTCTGCATAGCTTCTTCGTGTTTATCAAGGTACTTCTGTTCTTTCTTATTTCGAGCTTTACCTTTTTCAACACCGCCTTTGATTTTACTTTGATAGTAAGCCGCATCTTTCTTATATTTCTCGGCCTCTTTGCCATAGTCGCGATTTGCTTCGCGTTCTTCAGCATCAGCCATAGCCGCTTGAGCAGGGATCATACCTTGACGACCTTTTTTCCACTTCATACCTTTCTTACCGTAATGTAAGAGTAGGTCTTCTTGTGACGGAAGATAAACCCCGTTGATAATTTCACCCATATTTACTCCTGATTGTGTAAGACCTCCTTTTAAATCAAAGTCAGTCTCGGAATATTTATTAAAGATCTTTTTAACAGATCCTTTATATTTCTTACGAGTAGCCTTTGCGTCTTTACGAGCATCGTATGCCACATTTGTAAGAAGTCGGTTCTGCTCGGTCGGTTGACTATCGTATAAGTCCTTAGTCAATCTATGGATTTTCTTAGACAACTTATATTCTGATTTACCTTTCTTAACACGCTCACGTACATATCTATACGTTTGATAGTGTTCTTTGGAGAAGTTATTCCGAGCATACCTATCGCGTTTACCAAAGATGTTCATACCCCATTTCATACCTTTACGACCAGCGTGCTGGATCATAAATCGGTTCTGAATAGTTTCTGGGATATATACATCGACACCACCCACATTAATAGATTGTGTAAATTTAGTCATAGTGGTTGGTACATCCTTAAACGCTTTAGCCCATTCTTGTCTTTTCTTAAACGCCTCGATAGCGTCTTTAGCAGCTTGCCCAGATAGATTACGTCCGGCGATACTTGAAGGTGCTTTTGAATATACATCCAAAGCTGCCGAACCTACTTTACCAATAAATGCAAGACGAGCTTGTTTCTTTTTCTGTAGGGCTTCTAAGCGAGCTTTCTCGGGAGCCTCTACTAGTTGTTTAAACCTCTGCTCAGCCTCTAGTCTAGCGATTTTGGATTTCAATGCCTTAGTTGACATATTATCACGAGTCCGATAAGCATCTCGGAACTCGGCTTCTCTTAACCGCTCATCTACAGACCGACGAAGTTTCTTAGGCGTTTTGACGTTTTGCTGTTCTGGTTTAGTACCATGTTTACCAAGGACTCCACCTTTCGGCTGACGTCGCCCAAATATATGCATACCCCACTTCATACCTTTACGCCCGGCATGGTGGAGTTCGTCAGATGTCAAGTTTGACAAGTTCTACCTCCCATCTAGCGCGAGTGAGATTCTCATCCCGAGCCTCTTTCAATGCGGTAAGAACAGATGCTTGTGGTGGGTCATAAGAGATGAGAGCCGAGATACAAACATAGTTCTTAGCAAAGGTATTGTTTCTAAGGCGTTCTTTAATCCCTTCAGCCAAATCCATATGACCGTAGAAGAACTCTGCCCAAGTTAGATTAGGTTCAGCGATAACGCTAACGTTATGCCCGACACCATTTTGAACAAGAACACCAAGCGCTGCGTCAATAGCCACACCCAGTTGAGTCTTAACTACATGATTGGAATTCGGTTCGGAATCGTGTAACGCCCCGACGAAGTTGAGTACGTCTTCATAGATAGTAGTCATAAACTTCATCCTTACCACAATTTTGTGTCACCCGGTTTACGTTCTACCCACGTTTGATACTCCTTTTGATCGTAGTGGATACGTTTATGGGTGCTGTCAGAGACCGTAATCAGTCCGTCAGGATCGAAGCAATTCTCGGTCAAGTTTTCTATGTCCTCCTTGGTTAGTGGGTTCATATGGTGAACCGTGATTGGCCCGTCCACAAATAACTTCCTAACACCAAGGTCTTGAGCCAGGTCTCTACGTATAATCGCTGCACGACATTGTTGCCATGCGTGAGATTTGTAGAACCGATTGGATATTTCTCTCGGAGCCTCATGATGTACACCACGAAGTCTTAGATAATTTAACCGCTCAGTATAGGACTCAAGTTTGGACATTTCTTTATAGGTGAGTCTATTGCTCATAGAATTCACCCTCAATGACTTCTGCCGGCTTACCAGAATATCCTTGGAATGCCTTGTATGCTTGTTTGAAGTCAAGTTCTGATTCCTGGTCGCTACGAATCAAATCGATACGCGCTTGTAGCAACTCCGCTTGTAACTCCAACTGTTTGCGTTCAAGACGAGCTTTAGGACTTGCCTGATTTAGCCAGTAGACAATCTCAGAGGCCGATGCCGTTCCTTCCTGAAGACGCTTTTCCGATAGACCCATAGCGAGTTCCATCATTTGCAATTCACGCTGTTCAGGCGAACGTGCAGGTCTGTAGGCTCTCTGGTTATCGAATTCAGCTACTTCATTCATCATAGTTATTCAGCCTCTCCTTTCTTCCGTGGTGCAACCGCATCGGGTTCAACAATATAAGGTTGGTTCATAACAAACCCTTCATCGGTTTGAAGCCATTCGTCACCAACATTCACGACAACTAGACGTTCCTCACGCTTAGCCAATCGTACAACATTGTCCTCTGCTTGATCAGGGGTTGAACGAATGAATACCCCGGCAGGTGCTACAACTTTATAGGTAGTTTTTGCTGCTGCCACGATAGTTCTCCTCTCTTTCTTTATCATTAGAACCCTTTTTCATAAGTTTTGGACTCCAATAGACCGACTTTAGGCGAGTTTTAAGAACACTCATCAGTCCTGTCTAACAAGTCTTCAAAGCGCAATTGTGAAAGGAGCCAAAGTCAACCGCACTTTTATACCCAATCCTAGAATCAGCCTATTGGAATCCAAAACCATTTTGAAAAAAATCGCAACGGGGGGATTTTTGATACCAGCCCCGATGCTGAAGAGGGAGGCCT